CCGACGCCTACACCGAACTGCGTGTAAAGCATCAGGTTATGGATCGGATTGAGCGCATTGCCGGCGTTGGGGTCAGTCATCGCGATCACGCTCGGGCGAGACTCGCCCTTAAACAGGCGGATGCGCAGCGGGTTGCGCTGACTGTTGGGCCCGTAGGTCTTCCAGCCAAAGCCGTAATACTGCGGAACCCCAGCGACCACCCAAACCACACAGTCACTGATTACGCCGATGGGATAAACCCCAGCGCTCACCGAATCCATGGCCAGCGTTGCCAAGGTGGTATTGGCGCCGTAGTTGACGTTGGTTTTGGCAACTGGAACGAAGTCAGTCAACCCGGCCACAGTTGTTTCATCCGTCGTCCCGATGATGAAATCATAGGGCGGCTCATGACCATGCTCGCGCAACTCGGCCTTGACATCAGAAAAGACCGCATTGGTGTAAGCCCCACCGGTGATCCCAACGTAGTGCTCATGATCCGAGGTGAAGCTATTCCCCCCCCAGGTTACCGGCGTAAAGTCGACGCCGGTCGACGCCGCCGCGGTCGCAAAGCCAGGACTTAGGCCGCTAGTGCCTAAGCCGTTCTTCTTTCCGCTATCGTCGCCGCGCTTGAGGAGGCGGGTCAACAGCCGAACGCGCCAGTTATCACGAGCGTCCTTAATGGCATCGGCAATATCGGCTTGGATCTGAGATAGCCGCGCTTCGCGCAAGTAGTCCCATGTCCAGCCCAGTTTGCGATCATACGCTTTCAGCGGCAGCATGTGACCTTCGGTCTCGGCCCGCTTGGCGTCGGGATTGCCGTACTCGGTGTGCTCCTCAAAGCCGTTGCTAGCCCCGACGCGGTACTCAACATCCGGCTGATCGGTATAACTTACCAGCCGGCTCCACAGTGGATCGCTGTAAAATTCTGCGTTCAGCGCGCCCAATGCCGCGTTCATCTGAGCGACGACGACGGCATAAGGCGTGCCGTCGATCAACTGGAAGTTTTTCAGTGCAGTCGCGTCCCAACCGGTCAACATAACCAGCGAGGACTTGTCGCGTGCTCCTAATGGCATAGGTTAGCCCTCCTTAGCTAAAGACCGTCTGGAATGGACGGACAAACAGAACAGTAGCGCTTTCGGCAAAGCCAGCCACGCTTACCTTGGTGCCGGCGGTCTCGGACGGCTCGCCGGCCGTATCCGTACCGTAGATCGTAGACCCAACGGTGGCCCCAGTCATGCAGACAACCGGCCCATGCACAACAACGTCAATCCGGTCGCCGTCTACGGCGTCGCCATCGCCAAGCGCGACCCCCACGATCTTTGCCAGCGTGATGGTCGCCGTGTTGACTGGATCGACCTTGCCATCGCTGGCCATGGCCACCAACTCACCCGGCGAGATTGTGGCCCCAGCCGTGTAACGCCGGATAATGGCGCCAGTTAGTGGTTTAATATTCTTGGCTGTAGTATCACGTGCAGCAGCCATCGCGTCCTCCTACCCCTTGAGATACTTGGGGTTGACTCCATAGATTGCGGCTAGCTCAGCGGCATCTGCGGCACCCAACTGGGTAGAGTTCACACCGCCCGGCGTTGGGTTGATATTCGGCGCTGTCGGCTTGGGCAAGGCATCAAGCAGAGCTTTGGCGTCGGCTTCCATTTCTTCCGGGGTCGCACCTTGCAGGCGGCTGGCCAGCGAAGCCGGCAACCCCAACTTAGACGCGATCTCACCTTGCGTACGCTGCCGCTCCATGGCGGCAACCCGCTCAGCCTGCGCTTGAAAATCAGCCTGTAGCTTCTCATAAAGGCGTTTGAACTCGCCCTGCTCGGCCAGCGTCTTGGCCTCGGCATCCGCCGCCGCCTTTCTGGTGGCCTCTTCTGCCTTGGACTGCGCTTTTGCTAGTCGCTCTTTGACAATTCGATCTACATCGGCCTGCGTAAAGGTTGCCGGCGTTACCGCTTGTTGACCGGGTGCGTTCCCGTCGCCGTCGCCCTGCCCGCTGGGCTGATCGCTTAAAACTTGTGTTTCGTCAGACATACCCGCTTACACCCTCCGGTAGAGGTAAATAAAAAAAACGGCGATGAACGCAACGCGCACGCTGCATCCATCGCCGTGTGTCACACAATCTGTGGTCCTGGCTATATTCGGTTAAAAACGAAACAGTTTCGTTTTTGCGCCCCCCCCCTCCTGAGCGAGACATTGGGTTGACCTAATGTCTCGCTCAGGCAACCAATGGAGAAGGGCCATGCGTAACCCTGCTGATACTATAGCACATCCGTGCTATTTAATCAAGTGTGCCGCGGTTCACCCCCACGCATGTGGGGAATACGCAGGTGCGCGACTTTGTGTGCAAGATGGTGCTGGTTCACCCCCACGCATGTGGGGAATACGGCCCGTCCCCGGCACGTGTGTTCGTTATCCACGGTTCACCCCCACGCATGTGGGGAATACCCCATTGTTCCACAGATCGCGCTAGAAGGAACCGGCACTTTGTTGTATTTCGGCTTGCAACCGCTGCTGCTCTTGTTCAAACAGACGGGCAAAGGCAGACTTGGCTGTCTGATACTCTACCCAGCGCTTGTTGCGCTTCTGGCCTGCTGGCGTCTTCTGATAAAGTTCCAGCGTGGCCAACAGCGTCGCCCGCCGGCTGGCGATCTCCGGTGTCTCGTAGTAGCTGTGTGTCCAGTGATTGCACGCCGGGCAGAGCAGCCCCACCGCGCCAACCCCATCACGAATGGGGCGCTCTTGCAATCCTTTGGCCATGGGGTAGGACAGCTTGCACGCCGGGCAGGTAACAGATTGGTTAGCGCTCGATGACATGAACGTCCCCCATAGATAAGATCGAATAATCCAGCCCGGTCGGCCAGACGCTTATAACGATTTGATAGCGGCCGCCGCTTAACCCCATCAATGCGCGCAACAGCTTTGCCCAGCGGCGCGGAATCACAACTGTATCACTCACACCTTGCTCCCCCCCACGGTGTATTCGGCGTCGACGATCAAGCGCTCGCGATATTCGCGACTGATGCCCGCCTGCACCCCCGCCGCGATGTTGCGACCAAGCTTCTCGTATATGCCACCCGTGCAAAATGCCAAGTCTAATATCACGCTCTGTTGTTGCGATGCCGACAGCACGGCCTCCGCCAGAACCTTGCTCACCGCTGGATCCCTGTTGATGCTCACCCGCCCAACCTCCGTATCTCTGCTTGCACCCGATCTTCCAGCATATTCCCAATATGCCGTTCGTTATTTTTGGCGACAGCCTGCACTGTATTGCGCCATCGCCCCTTGTGCACCTTGGCTTGGCGCTCGGCGTCCTGTACTTCGCGATTGTACGGGGCGATGTTTTCATTACTGCCGACAACTACGCTACGCTCAAGGCCGCTGCCGCTAAACTGCCGCGACCAGGAGCGATCTAGCATTTTTCTACGAATGTAGGTCGATCCAGCTCGTTGGGGTGGGTACGTGCGCAACTCGCGCAACATTAGCGCACTGGCGTCATTTAGCGTGCCATCCAGCGCTCTGGCCAGCCCTGCCGGCGCACTGGTCAGCAGACGCAAAGCCGCAGCGCTCTGGATGTCAACCGAAATCAACGGTGCTGTCATCGTCTTGGTATCCTCAAGGTTGCTTCGGTTTCTGGCGTTTCGTTACATCGGCACCGCGTGTGGGCAGGAATGTCAACCCCGTCGTATGTCGGCTCGTCCTTGCGCCGTCTGGCGCCGTGCTTACCGCCACAGATTGGGCACGTCCTCTCATCGAGTGCCGTGTTCCACGTGAACGCCACCGTAAACGGGTTGTACTCCTCAGCCAACCGCTGCGACTGCACAAAGATACGCGTCGTCTCGGTTACGGCGATGGCCTCGCCCCGCGTAGCGCCAAAAATGGGCTGCAACGCCTCGATCAACTGCGGTAATCCATCCGCCCTGCCGCCCAGCTCACCAATCTGCCAGTCAGTGAAGTACTGTGCAAAGCGAGTACGCGCCGTCAAGTTCAGCGATGGCATAGAGCCCAAAAACGCCGGATCGGAATCAGCATTTACATAGTACGCATCGACCCAGGTTAACACCTCCTGATTGATCAAGGCGAAGATGTTCCCCTGTCCTGCTTGGACGGCGGCGATGCTCGCCCGCTCACTCGCAACCTGGCGCAATGTAGGCAGCAGGGCGCTTCCTAAACGCTCATTTTCGGCAGTCCAAAAAGCGCTCAGTTGGACTGCGGTCGGCTGATAGTTGGCCTCGGCCAGCAACGTGAGCAGCCGCTCTTGTTGCCCAGCTAGCCCGGTCTGCGTGGCCGTCAATAGCAAGTCCTCAGCCCACGCCCTGGCCGCCTCTGGATCAACTTGCCGACTGAGCGTTTCGGCGGTTGCGGCGTCGATTACCCCCGCTTGCAACAGGGCTTGTAGTAGTGGATCCATCGGCTGGCGTTTCCTCGGTCGGTTCCGTATCGGTAGCGGCTGGCGTTTCCTCGGTCGGCTTGTCTACGGGCTTAGCGCTGAAATAGCCACTCACCAGCATCTGCCGCGCCTCGCTGGGTGAATGGACGATCACCTCTTCACCGTTGCGGACGCGGTACAGTTTAATCGGTTCGCTCATAATCCTTTCCCTTCGTATAACCTGTAGAGCGTCAGCTAGCAATCCTAGCCCCATCACGCCCCCCCTGCCTGTGGGTTCGTCTGTGGTTGCGTGCGGCTCTGCCGCGCCTGCACCGCCCCCGCAATCATCGCAACATCGGCGGCCCGGTTGGCGCGTGCCTGCTCGCGGAAGTGGGCAATCTGTTCCGGGCTGTAACCGGCCTTTGCCCAAACGGCTTCATCCGGCACATTGAGCGCCTTATGTGCCGTGGCAACCTTAGCCTCCGTCTCTTCCATTCTTGTGTTGGGATCGGCCCACTGCACCCCAATCGACGGCGTTCCTAGCGGCAACGCTAGGCTTGGCCCGAAGGCATCCGCCACCCGGATAGCCAAGCGCATGACCTCTGCCCACGATTCACCGAACTCTTGCTGTCGCTCAACGGCCTTGGCAACGAGAGCACTTTCCATCTGTTTCAACGCCTCCCCCGATGAGAAGTCGATACCGAGGATGGGTTTCAAGAAATACTGGGGGGTGCTGCTAACCCCACCCATTGCGCTGACCAGCGTCCACAGCACTTCAATCATGCTGCCCAGGTTGCTGGCCTCAATGCGCTTGATCTCACCACCGAAAATTTCCAGCATCCGGCCGGGAGCGATCCGCAGCTCGTCACTACCTTCCAGGTCGCCGTCACTCTCCTCGCCAATGTCAACCAATGCATCTTTGTAGTTAGCCACAAGGATAGGAAAGCCGGCTGCATCTTGCGCACCCAACAAATCAAGCCACGCCTTATTGAGAGCATTCTGTAATCCGGCAATGTTGTGGACCTCGCTCCCACCAGGATTCTGAAACTCGACGACCGGCACCCCCAGCGGCGTCCCCATGCGGTCACGCCAAGGCAATGGCCAGGCGGCGTCCCCATCATCCATAATGGGTTGCCAACTACCCGTTTGCGCCCGTCGATACTTGCGAATTTCGCCGGGTAAATACACCGTCTTTCGCTCGATGCCCGTCTTACCAGGCGTCAGCGGGTCGAAGTCGTAAAAGTAACGTGTGGCGAAGAGTACCTTATTCGGGTCGCTGGGGTCACGGTGAAACACAATGCCCACAGCACCATCATCAACCTCATGGAGATTAAAGCGCGGCCGCTGGGCCTCCTGATCATAATCAACCATGACATAGCCTTTAGCGTCCCGCAACGTACGCCGGTGCAAGCGAATCTGCTGCCGACTCATGGCGTTCTCTTTCCACCACTGCCAGAGCAGCCCCGCCAGCGTAGCAGCCGGCCCGGCATCTTCGCTATCTTCCTTGGCGGCTGACTCGCCATTGACCGTAAAACCAACGACATTTAGTCGCTCTCGCAGCCGGTCGATGATAACCTTGACAAGGTTGTGATTAAACGGCAGATCGGCATCGGTTAGCAACGGGCCCAGGTATTCTTGCTGCCGGCGGGTAAGAAAGACCGGATGATCACCATCGTAGTACTTACGGTAAGATCGCACATGCGCAGCGGCTTCATCTTGACGATCAACCAGCGCCTGCATGTGAATAAAGCGCTCCAGATCGGTGGGTGTCAGCTTATCAAGGGCAATACCCATTTAGTACTCCTTACTCTTTGCCTTGCGGCGCTCTTGCGGTGCACCAGCCGCATAGGCGGCATCCACCATCAGCAACTCACTCAACAGCAAATCGTCATGGCCCTCACTACTGGGCACATGTGCCTTGACCCGTTGTCCAGCCTTGGCCAGCAGGCGAGCATGACCCCGTTGCCACCATGCGTGTCTATCGGCGTCTGTGGCGTCTGGAGCGTCGTTAGTCGCCACCTGGATTATATCAAAATCGACGGCGTAATCCGACAAACGGGCACCGTTGATCGTCGCTAAGTAGTTAAAGGCTAATCGAGTATGTGCCGTAAGCGCCCCATCAAAGGTAACGCCGACAACCCGCTCTGCGTTGCCCTTATTGAGCGCGCTCGCCAGAAAGGCCGTAGCCGTGGCGCCAATGCCCGTAGCATCACAGTGCACCCGATCCACCTTCCAGCGCTGCCAAAGCACTTCGTACAGCGTTGTGTGCAAGCTGACTGGGTTGATGTTTACCCACTCATAGCGGGCCAGGATCCGCAGGAATGGCACGATCACCCCCTCGGCAATCTTTACCCAGTCCACCGCCGCCACTGTCAGCGCTACACTGTCACGGGCAGAACGCTCAGCCAGGCCAGCCACGTCGCCCGCTTCTTCGTCGGCGCCGGCAAAGTCGAGCCCCGCCACAATCTGGCGTTCCCCCTGCCTTCGCTCGCCCCGCCCATGCTCGCCTGCCATCAGCCGCAATACTTCCCGCTTGATCATGCGCCCAGCGTTGGGCAGCAGCTCAAGGAAGTACTGTGTTTTGACAAGCGGATGATCACGACCAAGCCGCTTAACCTCAGCATCGACAAACGCACCATAAGCGGGATTGCTGAGCGCTACCTCATCGGGCAGCACGCGAAAGACCTTGCCCGCCGTGCGTCCTTCCTGTATGTCACCCTTGAATATTTCCAGCAGACTGGCCTCATCCCACGTTGTCCCAAAGGCCAGAATCGGCGATCCGCCAACCGAGGCGCGCATGGGGAAAAAGTCTTTGACAATTTTGCTCTGGTTCAAATCTTGGCACTCATCCAGCATCATGAATAGACTGGCCGTAGCCCCTACCACACTGGCCGATGGTTCAGCGGAGAAGAAGAGCAGCGCCGCCCGCCCACACTTGTAAATATAGCCCATGCTGGGCCTGTACCGAATGAAGGGTAGCCGCTGCTCAATGCGTTTAGCAATCGATTCAAAGCGCATCTTGCTGTTGACAATTTGCGGCTTAAATGTCGGCGACGCCACCACCGCCATTACATCACGGTTACCGTGCTTGGCCAGTGCAGCCGCTTGCAAAATGGCGGCCAGTTGATTCTTGCCACTTTGCCGGGGCATCTCCAAGGTAATGATCTGATTGCTCCCCTCGTTGATGGCCGTCAGCATGTTCTGTGCTACGCCGGTCTGATAGGCGTAAAGCGGAACTCCGACTACATCCCGGCTGAATGCATAAATGTCTTTTTGGTATCGGCGAAAGGCTGCTTTACGGTCGGTCACAATAGCCAGTACCCCCGCAACATCAGCTTAGCGGCGCTCCTATCGCGTCTTGAGATACCTCTTTTTATCCGCTTCCATCGCCCAGCATAATGCGGCAGCCAACCCCGCTTACGCCAACGGCTGCACAAATCCCACTCGTCACCATTCCGCAAATGAAACCGCCATCCCATCATGCGCTTTCTGACGCCTCCCACCAATCCGCTGCCGCGTCGTCGTCTGGCTCAGCCTGCATTGCATCGGGCTCAGCGTAGTCCAACAGCACTTTGCTGGCCGCCACGCGCTCACTGCCCTTCTCGCCACGGCGTGCCACATCCAGAAGCTGGTCAACGATGTTATCACTGGCTAAGCGCGCTTTTCTTTTGGCGTTGGCCAGTGTCGTCAATTCTTCGCGCGTCCGTGCTTGCAGCGCCAGCTTGGCGGCCGCCTTGAGCGCAGCCTGGAAGAGCGGATCGTGATGCCAGCCGCCATCCTTGGTGTAATAGCGACGCTCGCTGCATATCTTCCCATCCCCTCGCAGAAGATCCGCCAACGGTCTGTTTTGCACGTAGACATGCTCCACAATGCGGGCAATGGCAGACCTCTGCTGCGGCGTAAGCGCAGTCAAGAGCTCTACTAATTCGTAGGTTGCGTATCCGGCCATCTCTGGCGGAAGAGCGTTTTTAGCCATCCCCCGATAGTACCCCGTGCCCATGAACTAAGCCTGAACAAAACTTGTTTTCTTATGGCTGGCTGGCCTGACCTGCCAAACAGTCGCTGTCTACACGAAAACATAACGCGAGACAATAAATACTAACATAATCAGTTCCAGCAGAGTGATCACGCTTAACGCGGCCAACCACCAACGCAACGCGCCATTTTCCCGGCGTAGTTGCTCCATTTGTCCAGTCAAGCCAACCAGCCCATACGCCTGACTACCTTGCACAGCACGGCGCAATTCGCCCAACTCGCTCAAGATCCGCGCGTATTCTTCGTGCATCATACTATCATCAACCATCATACTCGGTCGTTTCCCCGCCAATCTGATGTAACTATTGTCCCCAGACGGCCGAGCCTGCTCATCAGCCAATGCCGTGTCGCCCGTTCGTGCGAGTGCTTGCGCAAAGCGCGCTCCCCAGCCGAATGCCGCCTCATCTTCAACATCGCGAATGGTAGCGATGATCTCGGCGTCGGTCTCCCGTTGCAGTGTTTGCGCCATGGTCAGGCTACTACACGTGTTGAGCACAATCAAGCGCACTCGCCCCCGTAGCAATGGCGCCAGCTTGGACGCGCTGAGCCGCTCCCCGCCCAGATCCAGCCCATCATCGGCCATGTGCCCGCAGACCCAGAAGCCTTCAGCGTTACTGTTTGCAATCTCATCAGCCAGCAGAGTGTAGGAGATAGGGCCAAAGAGTGGCACCACACTCAAACCACTGCGAAGAATTCGCTGTACTTCAGATTGTACCCACGGCAAATTGGTCGCTGTCGCTAATAACAAAATTTTCATAGTTCTCTCACGGTTGCGCCCGTCGCCCCTTGGGCCGAAACGGTAGGCATGCGGCCGGCAATGCCAGCCTAAACAGGGGCGAGGGGTGGGATCGTGTCGTATCGGCGAAGAATCGGCGCCGCCGTCTCGCCACCCCCATCACGCAGGCGCCTGGCGTTATCGAATTAAGGGCAAATAGAGGCGAGATGGTTCCCCCCCACCTTGCTCGTCGGTCGGCTCTTGACATCCGCCTGGCGTCAATTTACAGGGGTCTAGTGTAAGCGCCGTAGTCGGTGTAGCACTGGGCGTGACCGTTGCAGTCGGTGTAGCACTGGGCACATCAGTCGCTGTAGCCGTCGCAGTCGGCGTAGCGCTAGGCGTGACCGTCGCACTGGGCACGAATGTCGGCGTTGGGGTAAGCGCCGCCACCGCAGTGGCGTAGGCGCGCCCCAATGCCGACAAGGTCTTATTGTACGGATCAAACAGCGCACTCCAGGGAAACGGCTTGTAGTTCACGCTGAACCATGCCCAGCGCTGGACAATCCGGTATCCGTCCGCTTCGTACCCGGCAACGGTATCGGTCGCCGTGGCCATATAGGCAAAGGTGTCCCGCAGGTAATCTGCAATCCGCTGCTCATGGTAGCCGTGCTCCGGCCCCAACAGTATCCCATACTCAGAGATAACAAGCGGTGACTGTTGATACCCGTTCAGCCGCATCCACAGCCGGAAGTCGGCCAGGCGGCTCTTAAATACAGCCAGTTCGGCGTGTCTTTCTTTGTAACTACAATCGAACGCATCGCCCGCGTCGCTAAGCCCAACGGGAATCCCAACGCCCCATGAACACTTTTCAGGAAGGATGTACATGTGGATATGCCAGCCATCCGCCGGCAAAGGGGCGCCGTATCGGGTCGCGTACGCAGCCAGCACGGCATCAAGCCACCGCAGGCGGATGGGCGTCGGTTGCGAGATGCCGCCGGCCAAAATAACCGCAGTAGAGTCCACAGCCTTTATTGCCGAATAGTATGCATGGTACCCTTGAGCGTATTGGTCCGGCGTCAGCGCACACTGCCCGGTGTGGTCACATTCGTTCCCCACGAACCAAACCGCCCCAGGATTGACCACAGCGGCCCCGGTAACGTTGGCGATCCCGTTTGGGCTCTCTACCGGTCGCCATATCGTTTGGGTGTACAGTAGCCCTTCCTGCTTGCGTGGATACCGCTCTACATAAAAATCATAGGCCCACCCTGCCCCAATACCAAGCAGATCGTAATCAAGCAACCGTTGACCGCTCTCATGACGATCAAAGGCTACCCCGGCCCGACTATTCCAAGATACAGCCGGTGCAGCGTCAGCCGCGGCGCTGACCGCCAGAAGCAGAACCAGCAGAGTTAGTAGACCAACGGCAACCGGAATTAGACGCGTCTTTACTGTCATTTTCCATATCCCCGTAAAGCCATTGCCAACCGGCGGCGGGGTGCATCTGGCGACGCTGGTGGGCCACTTCGACCCCACGCAGCCAACGCCGATATTCCAGCAACCACCCCCGGTTGGCGATCTTTTGTTCAATTCCAGCGGGCTGTGTCATTGTTGCCCGCTTCAATCTCGCCATGCACCTCAAGCACCGCGCCCACTTGCTTCATCCGGTAGACCGCCGCCTCAACAGCCTGCCGACGTTCCCGCAGGCTCAGCCCTGGCAAGCGCTCTTCCAAAACGGTCATCACGTAGGCAAGGCGCTCCTGTCCACTCTGCGTTGCAAACATCTGCTCGGCGGCGTGAACAACCTCCTCGACGATTAGGCGCCGATCCGCAGCGCCATGCATCGCGACATCTGCGGCCACAGCACGCGCCTTCAAGTAAACATAACAGGCAAAAAGGATGACCGCAACAACGGTAAAGAAAGAATCAGTACTGAATGGCATAATCAACCTCGATTGTGTAATTTTGGGATGCGTGAATCCGTACGAGCGTGTTGGGCTGGGTAACATTGACCTCAATCACATTGATGTCAATCACATGGAGAGGAGGCTGCACGGCGTGTAGTTGCCAGACGGCAAATAGGCTCACGTGCTGCTTGTCTGGTAGGCCGGCACCATCGATCCACATACAAGGGAGGGGGCCATGCGCTGGCGCATAGAGCCACGGCCCACGCTCACCCCGCGCCGGGGCGAATGATGCCCAGATCGGCAAGTTCGCCCAACCGCTGGCTTTCTCGTCGGTGCGCCGAATATCCATATGCGAGCCATCAATGGACCAATAGCGCACGGGTACGCCTAGTGGTCGCCCTTGAGCGTCCTCGACGCGTGCAAAAAGATGGTGATCGCCGCCGGCATCATCAAAGATATCGGGCGCGCCGGCCGGGCGTAGATAGGCATCACGTGCCCACTGAGGAATGCTGAACGGGTGATCGCTGGGCTCCCAACTCCCGTTAATAGTGGTAAAAACATCTTTGAGGATATAAACTTCTTCGGCACTAGCCGGCGCCGGGCGATGGGACAGGATGAGATTCATCCGCCGTGCACCATCGCTGACGCGCGGCTCTGGCCATAGCGTCGCAGGGACCATAAAGACTCCTTACTCTGTTATTTCAAGGCCCCTGCCCTACCGTAAGTATAGCACAGAAAATTGTCAGGATAAATAGGGCATCCGGCGCGAAGGATACACGAACATTTGTGCGATAGTATATGTGTAGGTTGGTCCCTGCCGCCTAAGAAAACAGCCACCCAGTTGGGTGGCTGTTTCTATTTATCACACCCAGCGTTCAACCCTGACCCGCTTGGCGGTGGTGAATGTCCATTCCCGACGGATGTTCACCCCGATTACCTCATGCCAGTCCTGTACGACCTCGTTGTTCAGGTACCGCAACGCATCAACGCCATGGCTGTACCCATTACAGTCGTGGGCGTCCTGTATCGCCTGCTGTGTAATGGCGCAAAGCAAACGGGCACAGGCGTCATATTGAAGATTCTTTATCTGGGCCCTCATACTCGTTTCCCCCTGCGATCACACGCAACGTGTTATCTGACTCCTTTGTAAACATCAATACCGTCGTTGTCAAATTGCTGCTCAGCGTGCCAGACTAGAGCACACTACGCGCCAACCGCTTAATTCGATCATCGATGCTCGCTAATTCATCAATCACATCACGTCGTCTCATGATTTCCTCCGTCCAGTCCGCTCATTAGCAAACAACCCCGTCGCTAGGACAAGCGCCACATCCGTATTGTGCTGTAGAGACATTAGCAGCACATATAGCGGATCCAAATCGCTTTGGCGGCGCTGCGCTGCCTTGCTAGCCAGAAGCTTAGCCATGCGATCCAGCTCAGCCAAGGCGCCGATCAGCTCGGCGCGCTCTTGAGCGCTTTGCGATTGTTTTACAACAGCCTTCTTTGTTCTCATGCTTCACCACCCGGAAATTGATTCCATTCGACGCCGGCAAGCAGACGCCCGGACTGTTTCTTGCCGACGCGCTGCATAATTTGACCATCCCCGAACTGCATGATCCGGCTCATGTCGGTATGCTCAGTGATGGAGAAATGTGATCCAGGCAACCATTCGCCCCACTGCTTAAAAAAGAAAGGCACCCCGGCCGCCTGGCATTGGTCACGCAACGACCGCACCCAATCGGGGTGCATCGGGCGCGCTCCATGACCAGATTCGCCGCCAGCGATAACCCACTTGATACCGCGCTCGTCACCGCCTAATTTGTTCCACGAGAATGGCATTCCAGTGTCATAAAGCGCGTCTGGAATGCTAGACAAATCCACCGGCCCCAACAATGGTTCGCAACTCAGAAACCGCACTACTGCCGGCACCGCAAGCAACTGAGGAATACGCCGATCCGCTTGCTCTTGGTTTTCGACCGTGGTACCAACCCACGCGTTAGCAAGCATAAAAGGCCACCCCATACTGTCCATCATCGACACAATGTTCTCCGGACGTTTGGTAAGCAAGAGCCAGTCCAAGTTACGTGTATGAACGATTAGTCGAAAGAGGTCGAGACGCCAGCCGGCCAGCTCTGGCCGGTCTTCAAAAACATCGGCCATGCTTGCGCAAAACACACGATAGCGCCGACCCTCTTTCTCAGCCTGCTCATTCCACTTGAGCGGCTTGCGCCAATAAGCGTCGCTCATCCGCACCCGCGCCCCGGTTGGCCCCCATATGCCCAACGTTGTCGGGTTGCGCTTGGCCATCGTTTCAGCGTAGCAGTGCTGGCAGCCAGGTGATACCTTTTGACAACCCGACCAGGGATTGAACGTATACCCTGGGGAAGTCGTACCATCGGGATTAACCGTTGCTGTCCATTCTATCTTTGTCACACCCATACTCTCACTTTACCTTTCTACTCACACATGATATAATTGAGTGGTAACAAACAACCTTTACTATGGGGGAATTATGGCACAAACGAAAGCTGGAGCATTGAAGGCGGCGGCGAAAAAGGCTGGTCTAAGCATTGATGAATATAAGTCCAACATTGAGTCTGGCCTTAAGCGATGCACCCAATGCAAGACATGGAAAACCACTGATTCGTTCGGCAGCGACAGGACTCGTAGTGACGGAAAAGATTCTACGTGCCTTGACTGTCGCCGGGTCGATGATCCATACGCTTCGCTTCGTGGTCGTATATCTACATTTAAAGGCAGAATTCATACTGAGGAAGCAAAGCAAAAAATGAGCGAAGCGAAAAAAGGGAAAAAGTTTCGTCTCGGCAAAAATCATTCGCTGGAGACCCGTGCGAGAATCAGCAAGATTGGCAGAGAACGCACACAGCGCGGTGCCGATCATTACAATTTCAAGCACGGGCAAGCACAACGAAACTTGGACGATCGACGCAGGCCGGAATACTCCGATTGGCGTAATGCCGTTTTTGCTCGCGATAACTATACCTGCCAAAAATGCGGAGATAATAAAGGCGGCAATTTGCGCGCTCATCACATCAAACCTTTTTCTAAGTACGCCGAACTTCGTTTTGACATCTCTAATGGCATTACGCTTTGTCATACCTGTCATGAGCTAGAGCACCTTAAACCGGACAGCATTCGCAAACAACGAAAACCCAAACGAGGTGAAAAGCTTTGGAGTTAAAAGTGTGATCGCACCATTCGATCTTGCTGTTCTCTCCCATAATCAAACATTCTCCTTTGTCATTCCAGCCGCCAGCCTGAGCAAGTTCGCAGCGGCCTCAAGTGGGGTATCGCCATACCCAACCAGCGCGTTGAGCGCATCAACGTAGCGCTGCGGCAGGTCGGTGGTTTCGACCAACGTCGCCGCCCATTTAGGGCGCCACGCAATCGCGCTTTCTCCGATAGCAATGGTTAAATCCATATATTTCATCAGTGCTTCCTAAAATCCACGCCGGCCACGATTCGCCGAGCGCTCTGCTTCAACAATCTTCACTATTTCTCGATACGCTCGCCCAGAATCTCCCTGTCCATCGCGAATCAATCGCACACACGACGCCACGCCGTCATCAGTCAACATCTTCAGTCGAAGGGCGGGGGGCAGCCCATCAACCAGCGTCAGCCACGCACTGTAATAGTCCATCCCCCTACCCCGTCCGTATCTCCAAGCAGCCCGTTACCGCATTGAACCGCAGCCCGATCCCCAGCACCCTCACCCGCTTGGCCTCGCGGGCTTGGTGAGCCAACTGCCTGGCTAACTCCTCGGCGGCGTCGGGATTGTTCGCTACCATGGATTCGGCCAGTCGAGCAATCATCTGCTGGGTCGGTGTCAAAGGCGAAACTGTTTCGCTTTTCATCAAAACCTCACTTGCGGATAATGGGCAGCCACAGACAGGTATAGAGCGGATGGGCACAAATACTCATCGGACGCGGTGTGGGGACTGGCGTCACCGGCGTAGCAGTCACAGCCACCGGGCCGGGGCCGATACAAACCAGTTGGCCGTCAATTTCCTGGCACGTTGGCGTAGGCTCAGGGTCAGCCTAAGCACTAGCGTCAAAGTAGGGTACGACGAAGGCCAGAAACACAAGAATCAATACCGCCAAAATGATATGAGTTGCACTACTGGGCTTGCTCATAGTAAAATTCCTTTCTGAATCTCGCTGGGGATTCTAGGGATACAGTTGGGGTCCAGCCAACTGTATCCAATTGATTTAGTTGCCGCCTACTGCCACTACAATCTTGTGCATTCGGTCATACTGGTCCCGTGCAGCCGATTCAATGTCGTCATCGCCGTTGCTGCACTTGGTGACATTCAGCGCTCCTACGGTCAGCATGGCGGTCAGAATCAAAACACGCACCATCTTACCCAAATCGAAACTAAAACCACTGGTCATTGTCGCTTGCATATTCTTGCTCCTTGTTGGTTTGGGCATAGCCCGATGAAATTTATATGGAGACGGGCGACGCTTGGCGTTGCGGTCGGTCGCCACCCGTTGATCCCTGAACTACAGCCCCTTGACGGGGGGCACCGTCTCGCCCTTGGCAATCTTGAGCACCTGCTCATACGTGCCGTCAGGCATCTTAGCCGAATACCACACATCGCCCTGTTTCTCACGGCGCATAGCCTGCTGACCATCGACAACAATCCAGCTCGGCAAGCCGCGGCTGTCCACCGTGGGGCTACAGCGATAGCCGCAGAAGGTGGGGCCGCTGTCCAGTTCGCTGGCGCTCGGGCCGGTGGGCGCTTGTGCGGCAAAGCCCCAGCCCTGCTTAGCGAAGTAGGCGCCGATCTTGTCCGCTCGTTCCAAGGTGGCGATGATCTCTTCGTGGTTGTCGTCTTTGGTCACATGAAGCGAAACAGGCACCCCGTTGGGCGAGACCAATTCAATCACTGCGTGGCTCATATGTAACTCCTATTCGGTTAGGCAGAGTTGCTTACAATTAGTACAAGTAGGGGCGCTGACAAAAGTCGAAACCAATGTGCTCGTCTTCAATCGCACTCAGCATTTCCTCAGTGAAGATCAGCGTTTTGGGGGCAGTGCCGGCTGCGATTTGCTGCATGGTATAGTCGAGAAATTCAAGCTCGCCCATGCCGGCGGCTAGATCGGGTTGTGGTCCCTGCACCGGCCCCATCTCTATATTCGCCAGCATGTCGTCCATCAGCCCATCGTACCAAAGCTTAAATTCGGCGTCGCTGTGGATCTCGTCTTCAATCTGCTTGCGAGTGATGTCGTCGGCGGTTTCCCAGGGGAAGGTGGCCGGAACCGGGACGGCGATGATAGCCGGCGGGGCATCGTTGGTCGGAAATTCGACATAGAAGCGGGCAACACCGGTGAAGACTTCATGATGAATACAGCCGGTCTTATAGCCTTCGTTGTAAGCTGCCCAAGCTGGCGAGCCCATCGGGAAGTATGCGGAACCACACTGTTGCTTGCCCTCGGTGGCGTCCTGATAGCCCCAAGCGTAGCCGGTATCGGTGGCGTCCAGCGTCGCATCAGCCACGGCGACGGAGTTGACGGAAAAGTTGGGAAGTGGTAAAGTAGTGGACATGCCGAATTCCTTTCGGTTGACTAGGAGGACTGTTTGCTGAGACCGGACAAGCTTGGGCAAACAGTCCTCTTTTCTATTCTGCGGCGGTGTCGTCTGCGTTGCGTCGTTGAGACCAGTATAGCACGGTCTGCGGGCATTGTCAATACTTTTTCAATACTTTTACCTTAAATTTTCGTACTTTTCAATATTCAGTATTGACACAATACGCAAACGCTGCTAATCTTAGGTCATCGGGCAACCGATACAGTGAAAATCGTGAACGGAGGCAAAAGCACCATGGAAGAAAACAAAGCAAAGCGTGCTTCGTTCAGCATTGAAGACGAGTACGTAGATCTAATGAGGCGGCTGGCGAAGAAACGACGCATGACGATGACAGCGCTATTGCGCCTGTACATCGATCAGGACGCCGAGGAGCTTGGGATTGCACCGATTGCAGCGCTCCCAAAAGTGGCCGCCCTGAACGTAGCAACGATGATGAATTAACCGCCGCGGATCAGGGCTAAGGCAACAAAAAACGCCACAGCCCAAAGAGCCGCAGCGTTTATAGTGTAGATGGTCCCTACCTAGCCAGTAACACCATCTACCGGTGAACATTAACAACTGAATACGTGATCCGGACTAGTAGCCGCACGCCAGGCCGAGGTCGGTGGGTGAAGCCCCGGACAGAGTCACGAGTATACAGAAGTAACGTTCTATGTTATATGCTGTCTTCAGTATAACAGGGCGTAGGTCCCTGCCGAAACCCATGTTATTTACAGAAGACGCAAGGATAACCTTAATGAAAGGTATAGTAGCACTATGCCCAAGGTTTACACCTTGAATGAGCTATACCCAGCCGACTGTGACATCGTGCGCCAAGTACGGCGCGAGTACAGTCAGCGGGTATACTTTCTAAACCGGGGCTACATCACCTACTACTTCGATCAACAAACAAAGCCCTATGAGCATCGCTTGGTTGCCGACTGGGCCTTTGATGGCATACCGGACGGCTATCACGTCCACCACATCAACGGCATCGTCAACGACAACCGAGCTACTAACCTAACGATGCTCAGCCCGGCCGAGCACGCTCGCTTGCATCATGGTAAACCCGTCGTCATCCAATGCGCCGAATGTACCGAAGTCATCGAGGTGCCCTGGAAACGCATCGTCCGCAGCAATCAAGTATTTTGCTCCCTGAAATGCCGAGGGGTCGCCCAGCGCAAAGCGGAGCGACCCACCCAGGAACACCTATCTAATCTGCTGCTTGATATCGCCAACTTCAGTGCTATCGGTCGCATGTATAGTGTTTCCGATAATGCTGTACGTAAGTGGTGCAAGCAATACGGATTACCGTATAGGGTAACCGACTTCAAAAAAGGGGCGTCCGATGGGACTTGAACCCACAACAAGCGGAACCACAATCCGCTGCTCTGCCATTGAGCTACGGACGCCATGAATGATTTTTTTTACAACATCTTGATCCACAATCAACGAATGAGGGGGACATTACACCGGATGCATGAGCCGAGCTAACGCCCCCCCTTTTGTTTGCATCAGCTACCCCGCAAGAGTTGACGTACTATCAAGTTCTGCGGGGTAGCTGACAACCTGACGACGCCTTACTTTCGCATCTGTCGCCGGTATTCATCGGCCAACGGGTCAATGATCCACTCCGCATAGTTTTCGGTCGTGGTGGTAATCTTGCTATGCCGTAAGATGCGCTGCACCATGCTTGTGTCCGACCGCTTGTCGTTGAGTAGGTGCATCGCAATTCCATGCCGGAACGAATGCGGGTTTAAGTAGCGCAGCCCAGCCCCGGCACAGCGCCGCTTGAGCATCTGCCGCGCCCCGCTGGGCGTCAGCACGCCGCCCACGCCGCCATTGCCGTCATTACTGAGAAATAGCCGATCATCGTGCCATGTCGGCCGGTGGGTCAGATACGCGAGAAACGCCTCGCTGACCTCCCGGAGCAACGGCACGATGCCGGCGCCGGTCTTGCCACCGGGCACATGCAGCACCTGACGCTCCTCTGTAATCTCAAAATGGATCGCTTCCAGCCGCAGCGCCTCGCCAATACGCAGGCCGCAATAAAAGACGGTGTGGATCAATAGGTAGTCGCGCAATCCCACCCAATCATCAACTGGTATCGACCGCACCAGATCATCAAACTCCTGTCGGGTTGCCCGGCGCGGCGGTTTCTTTGCCGGCTTCTTCATTTTTACGGTAAGCAGCGGCGAAGACGCCACGATCCCACGGTCAACACACCACTTGTAGAAAATCTTAGGGGCGCGGTACGCGCCAGCGACCGAGGAGGGCGATAGCGGCTGACTTGAGTGTTTCGCCGTACGTCGTCTCAGGTACACCAAATACCGTTCAATCGTTTCTGTGGTAACCGCCGTGTAACTACTCGATCTCAGCCAGTCATTGAACATGCGCAACTGGACAGCATACCAATCGGTTGTCGCTTCGCTCAGCATGGCCGACTGCTTCGACAGCAGGAATCGATCAATCTCAGACTGCAACATACAAATCCTCTCTGTTTATGGGGGTGCGATGTTGGTCTCGATACGTTTAGCCAACGCCAGGGAGGCAGGTAACAAGGTTGTGGGAGCCGGCTACCTGCCTCTGATTCTACCATACCAAAGCTGCGCTAGCACCGCATTAGCACAGCTTTGCAAGTATTTACAAAATTGACAGGAAGGAAGTTTTCATGACCTACACACTACCCGCAGGTAAAGCGCTTTGCCTGCGAACGAACAAAGAAGACATGACGAGCTACGGCGGCTTTCAATGGCCGGAATCCGGCATCGTAACCGCGCCGGACTGGAAGCCAACCGAGGAATGTGGTAGCGGGTTGCATGGCCTGCTATGGGGCGAAGGCAACGGCGAGTTGCTCAACTGGGAGCCAACCGCCCGATGGCTGGTTGTCGAAATCGACGCCGATGCCGCTATAGATCTGGACGGAAAAATTAAATTTCCATCCTGCACTATTATCCACGTTGGGGATCAGCAAAGCGCTACAGCATTCATCGCACAATTCGCCCCCGCGGGAAGCAAGATCGTCGGTGGCACCGCAACCGCTGGCGTCGGTGGCACCGCAACCGCTGGCTACCGTGGCACCGCAACCGCTGGCGTCGGTGGCACCGCAACCGCTGGCTACCGTGGCACCGCAACCGCTG